CCGAGGTTCTTAGCTATTTTAAGGCTAACCAGCAACAGAAGCATCGTATGGAGATGATGCAGCTTGAAACGCAGTTGGCGCAGAAGCGTTCTGAGATGAAGCTGGTTGAGTTAGATAAACAGGCAGATATCGCGGAAACGAAGGGGTTGTATGAGCATGACCGATCTATTGACGCTGGCGGATTTATCAACGCTCTTCGGGGTTCTGTGCGTCCTGTCATTACTTATGCCTTTTTCGGACTGTTCGTAGCTACAAAAGTAGTTATTATGGTTAAAGTAGGGCAGTCTGGCGGCGAATGGACGGAAGCTGTTGAACTTATGTGGGACCCAGAAACAGCCGGACTTATGTCGGCAGTCTTAGCTTTTTGGTTTGGAAATCGGGCAATATCTAAGTATGCGAGGAAGTAACTATGGGCTACAAGTTAGGAAAACGAAGCCTGTCAAGGCTAGAAGGTGTCAACGACGATCTGGTAACGGTCGTGAAATACGCTATCGGCGTTACGAAGCAGGACTTTTCGGTCATCTGCGGGTTGAGAACAATAGAAGAACAACGCGTTCTGGTTGCAAAAGGGGCTTCTCAGACGATGAAGTCGAAACACATTGACGGCAATGCCGTTGATTTGATGGCTTATTGCAACGGCGGGCGTTGGGAGTTAAATCTATACGACGAGATTGCGGATGCCATGAAGGAAGCTGCCGAGGCAGCGGGGGTAAAGCTCCGTTGGGGAGCGGCTTGGACGATAGATGATCTTGGTGCGTGGGACGGAACCGCGGAAAATGCAATGAACAGCTACATTGACATTCGAAGATCACAGGGCCGCAGACCGTTTATTGACGCCCCACACTTTGAAGTTGTGTTTTAATGCACGCGTTCGTCCTTATGCTGTATCTTGGGTATGGGGACGCGCGGTCTTTGGTTATAAATGATTTGTATTTCTACCAGTTAAACGTGTGTAACAGGGTAGCCAAGGCGCTTGTGGAGCGTTATAGCACTCACGGTATTACAACTTCTGACAGAGCGGTTGCTTATTGCCTGCCAGTAAAAATTACGGACGACTCGTTGCACGTTTACTAAAAAACAAGTAAGTTTCCCGTATAAGATTAAATGGGAGAATCTGGGAATGGATGAGATACGCGTTGCAGAAGCAGTTTTTCGCGTTATAAGGGAAAGGAGACAAGGCGTTGTTGATCTAATGCAGTACGGCAACGTTAAATCACAAGAGCAATATCGTGAGCTTATGGGTAACTTAGAGGCCCTAAATCACGTGGAACAGGAACTCAAGGGCCTGCTAGATAAACAGGAGCGTAGTGTTGACTAAAGCACATGCAATAGACTTAACCGCGGCTAGAGAAGGCGTGGCGAACTTAGAAGATGCTTACAAAGCAGAAGTAACAAGGACGTTGGACCCAGATTCTTTGGGTCAGTCTCTTTTAGAAAAAATGCCCACTCCTACGGGATGGCGTCTGTTGATTCTCCCATACAAGGGGAAAGGCAAGACGGATGGCGGCATATATTTACCGGATAAAGTAGTTGAGGAACAATCTGTATCTACGCAGGTTGGGTATGTCTTGAAGGTCGGGGAACTGGCGTATCAGGACGAGGCTAAGTTTTCAGATGGTCCGTGGTGCGCGAAGGGTGATTGGGTAATGTTTGCCCGTTACGCGGGTTCGCGCTTTAAGATCGACGGTGGCGAGGTCCGTATTCTTAATGACGATGAAATCTTAGCCAAGATTTCTGACCCCGAAGATATTTTGCATTTCTAGGAGAAAACAATGGCAGAAGACGATCAAATTGAACTGGAACTGGAAGGTTCGAGCGCAACGGAGGTTTCTGTTGAAGAAACTTCTACCGCAGGTTCTGAGGACCAGTTTGAGCAAGCGGAGAACGCTACTCAATCGCGGATAAACCGCCTTACCAAGAAGATGCGCGAGGCGGAGCGTCGTGAAAACGAAGCTGTGAACTACGCAAAGCATGTTCAGGCGGAAGCTAATTCGTTAAAGCAGCGTATGTCCAGTTTGGATAACAGCTACGTTAATGAATATACCACGCGTGTGGAGACACAGCTTGCCCAGACCGAGAAAGAAATGGCTAGGGCTATGGAGCTTGGGGATACGCAAGCGGCGGTAGAGGCGCAGCGCAAGCTAACTTCTCTGTCTATTGAGAACGACAGGGCGTCTCAGGCTAAAATGCAGCAGGAGCGTCAGCGGCAAACCGCGTCTCAACAGCCGCAACAACAGCAACAGGTGCAGCAACAACAGCAAGTCAAACGCCCTGACCGCAAGGCCGAAGAATGGGCGGAACAAAATGATTGGTTTGGTCAAGACGAGGCCATGACTTTTGCTGCTTTTGGTATTCATAAAAAGCTGGTTGAAGACGAAGGATTTGACCCGCAGAGCGATGACTACTATAGTGAACTAGATCAGCGCATTTCGGATAAGTTTAGAGTGCCTGCAAATACTACCAGTAGACGGCCCGCACAGACGGTTGCTGGGGTTTCAAGAAGTACCTCTGGGCGCAGTGGAAGGAAGGTTAGACTCACCCCTAGCCAAGTCGCAATAGCGAAAAAATTGGGTGTGCCACTAAGTGAATACGCGAAATACGTGAAGGATTAAAGCTATGACAGACAGAACTCCTCGCGCTAACACAACTCGGGAAAAAACGGTTGCGCGTAAGCCGTGGGCTCCCCCGTCTATGCTAGACGCACCACCTGCACCGGATGGATACAAGCATCGTTGGATTCGTTCCGAAACTCGGGGCTTTGACGATACTAAAAACATCAGCGCCAAGATGCGCGAAGGTTGGGAACTTGTCCGTAAGGACGAATACCCTGACTTTGAGTCTCCGGTAGTTGAATCAGGTAAATACGAAGGTGTGTTTGGAATTGGCGGTTTGATGCTGGCTCGTATTCCCGAAGAGACAGTTGCGGAAAGAACGTCTTATTTCTCCAGTAGAAATAGGGACCAGATGGAAGCAGTTGACTCCGACATGATGCGAGAGAATGCACATTCAACCATGACGATCAATAAACCAGATCGTCAGTCTCGTGTAACCTTTGGTGGACCTAGGAAGAACTAGCTCCTCCTTTAATGGAGAAAGATAATGGCGAATACAGAAACGTCTTATGGTCTTCGTCCAATAAGCAGACAGGGTTCTTCTGTCTCTTCTACTGGCATGACCGAGTATCGTATCGCATCTGACAACTCTAATCCAATTTTCCAAGGCATGGCGGTTATTCCGTTGGCCGCGGGTGTTATTGACGATCTACAGGCTGCGGCTGGTGGTAACGTGTCAATAGCTGGAGTTTTTGGCGGGTGTGAATATGTTTCGGATACCACGGGTAAGCCCGTGTTTTCTAACTTTTGGCCCGGATCAGGCGCAGATAGCGACTTTCCGGTCAAAGCCTTCCTTTACGATGATCCAAATCAGTTGTTTCGGATTGCAACATCTAATGTTGTGGCTGCGGCAAACACTGAAGCGGAAATTCGCGCCGCGGTTTTTGCAAACATTGCGCTTGCTACAGGTAACAGCGGTTCGACTTCAACAGGGTTGTCTTCGGCAACGGCTGATCTGAACACTATCGCAACCACCAACACTTTGGCTCTCAGAATTATGGGTATCTTAGACGATCCTGCTAATAATGACTTCACAAGTGCGGGTATCCCTCTCATTGTTCGTATAAACAACCACTTCAATGCGCCTACGGGCTCTATTGCAGCGGGCACTGTTTCTACGACAGGCGTATAAGGAGCTTAGAAAATGGCTATTTCTCGCGCACAACTAGCAAAAGAGCTAGAACCGGGACTGAACGCATTGTTTGGGCTGGAGTTTGGACGTTACGAAAACGAACATAGTGAAATCTTTGACGAAGAAAGCTCGGATCGGGCGTTCGAAGAAGAAGTTATGCTCGGAGGTTTCGCAACAGCACCTGTTAAGAGTGAAGGTGGGGCAATTTCTTTTGACGACGCTCAAGAGACTTACACCGCTCGTTACACTCACGAAACCATTGCGCTTGCCTTCTCAATCACTGAGGAAGCAATCGAAGACAATCTTTATGATCGTCTGGCTTCGCGTTACACCAAAGCGTTGGCTCGTTCGATGGCTACGACAAAGCAGATCAAAGCTGCGTCTATCCTGAACAACGCGTTTTCTACTGGTGCAAACGTAATTGGTGACGGCGCGGCTCTTTGCTCTGCTTCACACCCTTCTCTGTCGGGAACCCAGACTAACCTTCTGGCTGTTGCGGCTGACCTCAACGAAACTTCGCTTGAGCAGATGCTAATCGACATTGCGGGCTTCACCGATGAACGTGGTCTTAAAATTGCGGTTCGTGGAACGAAACTTATCATTCCAAAAGAGCTTCAGTTTATTGCGGAACGTGTGATGAACTCTGCGCTTCGTAGCGGTACGTCGGACAACGACAACAACGCGATGAAGAACATGGGTATGCTTCCCGAGGGTGCGGTTGTTAACCACTACCTCACAGATACCGACGCGTACTTCATCAAGACAGACGCTCCAAACGGCTTCAAGTACTTTAACCGTGCGGCTATCAAAACCGCGATGGAAGGTGACTTTGACACTGGCAACATGCGTTTTAAAGCGCGTGAGCGTTACTCGTTTGGTGTATCAGATTGGCGCTGCGTCTTCGGAACCCCCGGAGCATAAGCTAACCACATCTTTGTGTTTTAAGGGGCAGCTTCGGTTGCCCCTTTCTTTTTTGTATTTACTGCGGTATAGTTCAGCATCCCTGACAGTCGCGTTGTGTGGCTGACTTAACCCACGACAGGAGATAATCATGGGTAACTCTACTTTTAGCGGACCAGTACGTTCGCAAGACGGATTTCAATCTATTACAACAAACACTTCGACAGGCGCAGACACAACAAATTCTACTTATGGAACGAACGCCACAATTGGCGGCAATCTTACGGTAGCGGGTTCTGTATTTTCGGGCGGAATGCCTACTTTAGGTGGTCTTACTGTTACGGCTAAAGCCACCTCGGGCACTGTTTCCTATGTCGCTGGAATTAACATCAACCCGTTCACAGGCGGAGCGCAACAGGTTACTACTCTTCCAGCGGCAACAGTCGGTGTTGTGTGTATCCACGCTCAGTCAGTTGATACTACTGGCGGAACTGCTTTCTTGAGTTTTGATTGCGCGGGTGATGACGCTTATGAAACAGGCAGCATTATAGAGAGTCGAACTAGCTCCGCGGTCACGTTTGATACGTCAACTGCTGGGGAAACTTTGTTGAAGTTCACTCCGGCTAACGCAACAACGAACTTGATGAGCATTGGTTCATATATCTACTTCACCTGTACAACAGCGGGTCTGTGGAATGTTTCGTATAACTTCCAGCATCTCGGCGCGGGTACTACAGGTACGTTTGTTTTCGCAGCCTAATGTTTAATTTGGCGGGGTTAGCGCCCCGCCTTTCTTATAGGAGTTTGACATGGCAGATGCTGTAACGTCACAGACGCTAATCGACGGCGGCAAACAAGTCGTGATGAAGTTTACTAACGTATCAGACGGCACCGGAGAATCGGCTGTTGTTAAAGTAGATGTTTCCGCGCTACAGGCCAGCGTTGATGGCGACACCTGTACGGGTGTTGTTATTGAACGTATTTGGTGGCAGTGCATTGGCATGAAAGTTAAGATTTTGTTTGATGCAACTACTGACGCGTTTTGCATTGAACTTGGTGAGAACCAAAGTGGGGATCACGACTATACTGCGTTTGGCGGCTTAACCAACAACGCGGGCAGCGGAAAAACGGGCGACATTAGCTTCACTACGGTAGGTCACACCAGCGCAGATACATATACTATTATTTTGTATATGCGTAAGAAGTATGACTAAGGGCAAAATGCCTGCGCGAAACAAGACTAATTTCCGCTCCACTAAGTCTGGGGCGGGAATGACAGAGAAGGGTGTGAAGGCTTACAGAGCCAAGAACCCCGGATCAAAGCTAAAAACCGCGGTTACGGGCAAGGTAAAAGCGGGAAGCAAAGACGCCAAGCGGCGCAAGTCTTTTTGTGCGCGGTCCGCGGGTCAGATGAAGAAGTTTCCGAAGGCGGCTAAGGACCCGAACAGTCGTTTACGCCAAGCTAGAAAACGGTGGAAGTGTTGACATGAAGCGCGATGTTTTTTCAGGTTTATGTGGCGCGGCTTTTTTAGCTTATTTGGGGTGGATGGGCGTTACATTGTTTGAATTACACACTTTAACGGCACTACTTTATGCGGATACCGAGGCACTACTTAAAGTTGTTGAAAATAACACAGCTAGAATACAAGAACTAGCTACGTACTACGATTAAAGGGGCAACGGTTAATGGCATACTCACGTAAGTCCAAGGGTGCGTCCAAGAAATCCAAGGGTAGCAAGATTTGCCCTGCGGGTAAGGCGTGGGCTCAAAGAACTTTTGATACTTATCCTTCCGCTTACGCTAACATGGCGGCATCCAAGTATTGCAAAGACCCGAACTATGCCAAAGGAGCCAAGGGTAAGAAGAAGGCGTCAGCATAATGGGTGCTTTAAAGGATTGGGTAAAACAGGATTGGGTTAGAATTGGAACCGATGGAAAAATTAAAGGTAAGTGCGGCACTTCTAAAGATAAGAAGAACCCTGACCGATGTCTTCCGCGATCTAAGGCGGCTTCTCTTTCCCAATCAGAAAGAGCTTCAACAGCTCAGAAGAAAAAACGAGAAGGCTCTAAAGGTAAAACCAACGTCAAAAACACCAAAGCCGCTGAAGTTAAATATGCGTTCCTTGGGGGCGAAATCAAAGCGAAAAGAAAAGCGCCGCCGCCCAACAAAAAAGGAGTGGTTGCCCGTGGATGCGGAAGAGTAATGTCTGGTAAAAGAAAACGTACAACTGGTTCAGTTAGCACATAAAGGATATTAAAATGGCTATGATGAAGAAAAAGGGTTACGCCAAGGGCGGCGCTGCTAAGAAGATGAAAGCGGGCGGCGCGGTAAAGAAGATGAAAATGGGTGGCGCAGTTAAACGCAAGAACGGCGGTCCTATGATGAAGAAAAAAGGTTACGCCAAGGGCGGCGCGGTAAAGAAAAAGTAAACTTTAATGCCGTTTTTACAAAGTAACATACCGCACTTTAAGTGTTGGGTTCGCCGTGAGTACACCGTTAATCACGAACGTTATCACGGCGAGTTTCTACACGCTATGGCTATTGCCGTAACCACTATGCCTAATCGTTGTTTAAGCTTTCAACTTATCTTTACAGGTTGTGAGGTAGACGAGGAGGGCGGGGATAATGTTCACGGCGGCGCAATGTGGGCTAGAATGCCTATAACAGCTTTGGTTGCTGACGAACCTTTAGAAGATTGGCCGCAACCTATGGCTGTACACGAGGCTCAACCGTGGGATTGCCCTTCTCACACTCACGCAGTGTATGTTTTGGACAGGGCCACACCTTGTCCTTGGATGGCAAAGATTGGCGGCGAGTTCTTTCCTGCCAAGTATATGTTTACTGTGGATTACACTGATACGGATATTGCGGATGATCCGGCTCAACACAAGCAGGCTCATGTCATGCAATTACTAAATGCGGATAAGTGGACGGGCAATATCGTGGCTTTGCCAAACAACCGCGTTAGGGTAACGCATCCAGCTTGGTTTGAGACAGGTCAGGGCGCACCGGACTTCAAACCTTCGCAGCATGTACATTACTCTAAATCTGATTTAGACTATACGTTAGATGTAACTCAAATATTTGATAACATTTACAGCGAGGATTAAGATGGCCGTATCTAACAGCGTAGATTTTGAACTTGATGTAGATGAATACATTGAAGAAGCTTTTGAGCGTTGCGGCTTAGAAGTACGAACGGGGTATGATTTAAAGACAGCAAAACGCTCGTTAAATCTTATGTTGGCTGAGTGGGCAAACCGTGGATTAAACCAGTGGACGATTGCTCAACGCACTGTCACGATGGTGGATGGCACGGGAGTCTATGCTCTTGATGCTGATATAATTGACATATTGTCTGTTGTAGTTCAACGCGACGGAACAGATTACGCTTTATCAAGACTAAGCCGCGAAGAGTACTTGAACATCCCGAATAAGGATACAAAAGGCAGACCCAATCAATTCTTCTTGGATCGTCAGGTTACGCCCAGTTTTAAACTTTGGCCTGCACCAGATAACAACACCGATATTGTGTATTATAATGCACTCACGCGTATGGATGACGCGGACACGTATATCAATACTCTGGACATGCCGTTTAGGTTCTACCCCTGTTTGGCCGCGGGTTTGGCTTATTATATCTCGGTAAAACGAGCCCCGCAGCGCGTACAACTATTGAAAGCCATGTATGAGGAAGAGTTTGAACGCGCTATGACGGAAGACCGTGACAGGGCTTCGTTTAACGTGGTTCCGCAGTATCAGTACTATAGGACGGGCTGATGTCTCAATTTGCAAGTGGAAAAAACGCTTTTGCAATTTCTGACCGATCCGGTTTTCGGTATCGGTATAAAGACATGCGAAAAGAGTGGAACGGCTTGTTAGTTGGCAGGGACGAGTGGGAAGCCAAGCAACCTCAACTAGGACCATTTAGAGAAGTTTCTGATCCACAGGCTTTAAAAGATGCGCGTCCTCAAAGTCCTGATACAAACACGCCTTTTATGGTTAAAACTACCAACGGAATTATTTATTTAGGAAACGGAAACTGGTCTACGTCGGGAACCGCGGAACTTCCAACTGAAATAAACAACACTGTAGCTTTAGAAGGCTCGGTAGGCGAGGTCACGGTGACAACATGAGCTACACATACACAACGCTTAAAACAGCGATACAGGATTACACTGAAAACGACGAGACAACGTTTATTAAGAATCTTCCTATTTTTATTAAAAATACGGAGGAGCGAATCTTAAAAAACGTCCAGTTAAGCCTGTTTCAAAAGAACTCCGCGGGAACCTTGACCGCGGGAAACAAGTATTTAAATGCTCCTGACGATTTTTTAGCTCCATTTTCTTTGTCATTTACCAGTGACAGTACTCAACAGATATTTTTAGACTTTAAAAACTCTGACTTTGTTCAATCGTTTACCCCGAATGCTGCGGTTACGGGACCTCCTCGGTATTATGCGCAGTACGACTTGCAAAACTTCATCTTAGCTCCAACACCCGACAGCGGTTACAATGTTGAGCTACACTACTTCTATCGTCCGTTAAGTTTAACGCAGAGCGCCTTTACGCTAACGTTAACCAGTGTTGTGGGCACTTTTACCGCGGCGGATACAATTACTGGATCGACTAGCGGTCAATCTAGCGGAGTTAACTCTGTACCGTCTTCCACAACGCTGACTGTTGTGATTCCAAGTGGAGATTATGTTGTTGGAGAGACGATTACCGGAAGTGACACGGGGGCTACCGCAGTAATTGCAGCTATTGGAGCGGATACCACTGTTTCGTGGCTCAGTGACAACGCTGAGATTGCCATGCTGTACGGCTCGTTGATGGAAGCCTACATCTTTATGAAGGGTGAACAGGATATGGAAGCGTTGTATGAAAAACGGTTTGGAGAGGCCATCATGGGACTGAAGATGCTGGGAGAAGCTAAAGAAGTTACAGATGAATACCGTACTGGACCTGTTGTGAGGCCGAAACAATGAACAATATGTCCTTTGGCGTGTCCATGTCTAATGATTTTAAGGTTGGTGTTGAGACTACGGATAACCGTGGTTTTACACCGGAAGAAACTGCGTTGCGTTGCGTAAACAAGATAATTGGTGTTTCCGACAACGCTCCTCCTGCCATACGGGATCAGGCCCGCGCGTATCGCTCCGAGATGGAGAAGATAATTTCGGTGTATATGAAACAGGCTATCCAAAGTGACCGTACTACGGTATATAATGCAATAAAAGATGCGGGTCAGCCCAAGTTGGCCGAATATATAAGGAAAATGTAGATGGCTTTCAGTGGAAACTTTCTATGCACGTCGTTCAAAGTAGAACTGATGAAGGGCGTACACAACTTCACGGCAGCAAGCGACCAATTTAAACTGGCCTTGTATGATAACAGCGCCAGTTTTACCGCGGCAACAACCGCGTACACTTCTAGCAACGAAATCAGTGGTACAAATTACACCGCGAAGGGAAACTTTCTTACCAGTGTAACACCTACGTCAAGTAGCACCACGGCGTTTACAGATTTTGCTGACGAGGTGTTTTCTACGGTTACTATTTCGGGAGTGCGGGGCGCGTTAATCTTTAACGAGGCGGCATCCGGTGATCCGACGGTTTGTGTTCTAGATTTTGGCGCGGATAAGGCGGCTAGTTCTGGCGACTTTACGATTGTGTTTCCCACGGCTGATGCTTCTAACGCGATTATTCGGATAGCCTAATGGCTGATCCGGTTGCAGCCTTTCAGGGGTGGAATAGCTCCATACAAGGATGGAACACGGGTACTTGGAATACCAACGTTGCCTTTCCATTAACTGCGACCGCTTCTGTTAACAGTCAGACTGTTAACGTCTCGGGAGACGCCTTTGGGTTTGTAGGTTCCTTAGTTGGAACGGCAGCAGTTGGCTCTGTAACGGTGGTTGGTGAGGCCAACGTTTCTGTAACGGGCGTTGCGGGCACCTCGGCGTTAGGCAGCTTTTTTACAACAAACACAGAAGTTCAAATGACTTCTGCCATAGGCACTACAACCATTGTAGGAGCCGCAAACGTTGAGGTTACTGGAGTTAGTGCTACGGGTCAAATAGGCGAGTTAAGGTCTGCTTGGAGTAACATAATTCCCTCTCAAACGTCTAACTTTACAAACATCACGGTTGCTCAAACGTCTAACTTTACAAACATCACGGTTGCTCAAACACCTGATTGGGTTGAGATTGAGCATGGCCTCGCAGCATAGGATAACAACATGGCAAGCGTATATACAAACGATCTTCGCTTAGAAGAGATTGGCTCTGGAGAACAATCGGGTTCTTGGGGCGATACAACTAACACAAACTTAGAACTTATTGCTGAAGCGTTTGCTTTTGGCACTGAGGCTATTACGACTAACGCGGACACACACGCCACCACCATTGCGGACGGTGCCACTGATCCGGGCCGCGCCCTGTTTTTAAAGTATACAGGAACGCTGGACAGCGCCTGCACCATTACTCTTGGTCCTAACACGGTCAGCAAGATGTGGTTTATTCAGAACAGCACCAGCGGTTCGCAGAACATCATTATTTCTCAAGGGTCGGGTGCTAACGTCACAATTCCCGCGGGTCAAACCAAGTCTGTTTACTCAGATGGCGCGGGTTCTGGTGCCGCGATAGTTGATGCCTTTGCCACGCTTAATGTTGTGGACTTGTTGGTTGATGACGATTTGACGGTTACGGATGATGCTTCAGTAGGTGGCGACCTAGATGTAGATGGAACATCTAACCTAGACATTATTGATGTAGATGGTGCAGCTAACTTTGCGGCTGACGTAACCTTTGCAGATGGTGCAGATATTATCACTGCTTCAGCAGGTACATCCAACTTTCGTGCAGGGGTAAACGCAGGTAACTCAATAGCCTCTGACGGTAATTACAACGTGGTCGTTGGTGATGAGGCTGGTACTGCTTTGACTACGGGTGATGGTAACGTAGCTATTGGATTTGAAGCACTTAGCACTGAAGATGCTAATGGTCACAATACAGCCATTGGTTATCAATCATTAAAAACATTAAATGCTGGAGCTAATTCACGAAACGTAGCAGTGGGCTATCAAGCGGGTCTTGATATGACAACAGGTATTCGCAACGTTTTAATGGGCACTTTTGCAGGTGCTAACTTAGTAGCTGGAAGTAATAATACAGCCTTTGGGGAGCAGGCTTTAATTACAGACAGAAACGGTCATCATTCAACTGCTTTGGGTCATGCGGCATTGGCTAGTCAAGACTTTGCGACTGCTACAGACAGTAACAACACAGCAGTTGGCTACAATGCAGGGCTATCAGTTACAACTGGCACAAGCAACACCCTCATTGGTGGTCAAGCAGGAGATGCAATTACAACTGGTGGGTCGAATGTCGCATTGGGTACTTTAGCACTTAGTGCCAACACCACCGCATCCGAAAACACCGCAGTTGGGTATCAGGCTGCATACAGCACTACTACAGGCGTAAGTAATTCGGCACTTGGGTGGCGTTCATTCTATACAAATACAACAGGCATACAGAACGTAGCACTTGGTGAAAGGGCCTTACACCTTAATACTACTGGTAGCTATAACGTATCTGTCGGTATGGATTCTTTAAAGGCAAACACCACCGCATCCGCTAACACGGCTGTTGGGTATCAGGCTGGGTATGCTAATACTACTGGCACACCAACAACCGCTTTTGGTTATCAAGCATTAAAAGCAAATACAACAGGTACAAACAATTGTGCTTTTGGTCAGGGTACTCTTCAAACTAATATTACTGGAACTACCAATTCCGCTTTTGGGACTTTAGCCCTTAGTGCTAACACTGGCTCCAATAACTCAGCCGTGGGTTACGCATCACTTCTGACAAATATTGGCGGGGCAGATAATGTTGCAATGGGTGTTTCTTCGCTACGAGTTAATACAACTGGCGGTCAGAATACTGCGTTGGGTACTTCAGCGCTTATTGCAAACACCACCGCATCTAACAACACAGCGGTTGGGTATCAGGCAGTATATAGTAATACTACTGGTACGGGCAACACAGGTATTGGCGGTGAGGCTGGGCTTTCACTTACCACATCTTCTTACAACACAGCTTTAGGTTTTAGAGCATTAAAACTTACTACCACAGCATCTAACAATACGGCTGTGGGTACATTTGCTCTACAAGCAAACACAACAGGAGCTACAAACATAGCAGTTGGTGGTTATTCTTTATTATCCAACACCACCGCATCCCGCAACACAGCGGTTGGGTATAGTGCAGGATATAGTAACACTACGGGTGCAGATAATACACTTATTGGAGAACAAGCAGGATACTACATTACAACAGGTTCTAAAAACACCGTCCTTGGTCGTTACACAGGCAACGCTGGCGGCTTGGACATCCGCACCGCAGGCAACAACATCGTGCTGTCGGATGGGGATGGTAATCCTAGGTTAGCCTACGTCACTACAAGTAAATCTTGGCAACTCCCATACAACGGAGACACGGATACAGGTAGGGGCGGTGCGCCAAAGATTAACATGAGTTCTGGTGCTACTGCTTATGATGCTAGTATACAATTTACAGATGCTCAAGCATACAATGCTTGGTTTGGTCTATACAATACCAAAGCCTATGTAATGAATGTTAGCAATGGAGTCCAGTTGAGTGCTAATGGAACTTCTTGGGCAAGTGTTTCCGATTCTAGATTAAAAACTGTTACTGGAAGATATACAAACGCTGTAGCAGATTTGGCGCAAATTGATCCTGTAAAGTTTACTTGGAATAATGATGAAAGCAATGATCCACAGGTAGGGGTAATAGCCCAGTCCGTACAGAATGTTGTCCCTGAAGCAATGGACATCACCGAGCAAGATGGTACGGATTATCTTTCAGTGAGATACACTGAACTTATCCCTTTAATGATTGCCTCAATCCAAGAACAGCAAGCTACAATTACGGCATTAACTGACCGCATCACAGCCCTAGAAGGAAACTAAACAATGACTGATACACCAACTGCAGAAGAAATCGCACAGAACTACACAGCAATGGGTCACTCAGTTGATCTCCTTAACGCTGGTCAACCAGAGGATATGTCCGATGCAGATTGGGCAGACACAGTGTCCCGCAATGTAGAGCATCTGCAACTCATGGTGGCAAAAGACTACTGGACTACAGAAAGTATGACTGCTGCTAATGCTGCTATTGCGGCAAACTCGTAAGGATGACGCCATGCCCCTGACCAAGCTCCAGTTCAAGCCCGGAATAAACCGAGAAACCACCTCTTATAGTAACGAGGGCGGTTGGTTTGATGTGGATAAGGTTAGGTTTCGTTTTGGGTTTCCTGAAAAAATAGGAGGTTGGTCTAAGTACTCTAGTACAGCCTTCTTAGGAACATGCCGCGCATTGCACCCGTGGTCCGCGTTAGACGGCACAAGTTTTATCGGAGTTGGAACGCACCTAAAGTATTACATACTAGAGGGCACGCAGTACTACGACATCACCCCAATTCGTTTAACAACGAGCGCGGGTGATGCCACCTTTGCTACGGGCGCGGACACTCTTAACGGAGCTATCGACGCCACTGCGGAGACTATTGTAATAGACAGCGCCACGGGGTTTCCTGCTTCGGGTCGCATTAAGATAGGTTCTGAAGAAATAACCTACGCCTCTATTTCCAGCGTTACTTTGTTGGGTTGCGCTAGGGGCCAAAACGGTACGACTGCCGCGTCTCATGCGGATGGGGCCGCAGTTGGTTGCTGCACCATTACTGTAACGGAAAACGAACACGGCGCTTTGGCGGATGACTTTGTAACTTTTACGGATGCTGCGACTTTGGGCGGCGTAATTACCGCCGCAGTTCTTAACCAAGAATATCAGATTACTTCGATTGTAAGTGCTAATGCCTATCAAATTGAAGCCCGTACAGTTTCCACTATTGCTTCAATTACAACCACGGGCGGTTTAAACGCCACCTTCGTGTTTGCTAACACTTCTGACAGTGGTAGCGGCGGCAGTTCTACGGTGGCCGCGTATCAAATCAACACGGGCCTAGATACCACTATTGTTGGCAACGGCTGGAACGCGGGTACTTGGGGCCGCGGCACGTGGAACTCGTCTACGGACACAAGCGCCTCGGGTCAGATGCTTAGAATTTGGAGCCACGATAACTTTGGCGAGGACCTCTTGCTTAACGATAGGGATGGAAACATCTACTATTGGGATAAGACTAACGGTACAGGCGTCAGGGCGGTAGCTTTATCCACTCTTTCGGGGGCAAGCAGTCCACCAACCAAGGCTAAGATAGTTTTGGTTTCTGACAACGACCGCCATGTTGTCGTGTTTGGAACTAACGCTGAAAACAGTACGGACCAAGACCCGTTGTTAATTAGATTTGGCAGTCAGGCAAGCCTTACGGGTTGGGCTGCGGCGGCTACGAATACTGCGGGCGACCTTAGAATAGGTTCTGGTTCTGAGATTGTGGCTGCGGTAGAGACAAAACAACAGATCATGGTATTTACGGATGTTTCGTTACACGCGATGCAGTTTCTAGGACCGCCGTTTACCTTCGGTATTAACATGGTATCGGACAACATAACCATTATGGGTCCGTTGGCCGCGATTAACGTAGAAGACAACGTGTTTTGGATGGGTCAGGAAGAGTTTTACACCTATTCTGGCGCGGTACAGCGCATACCTTGTACGGTACGTGATTACGTCTTTTCGGACTTTAACTTCTTTCAAAAGGAGAAGGTCACAGCCTCTTCAAACACTGCTTTTGGGGAGATTTGGTGGTTTTATCCCTCTTCAAGTAGTTCTGAAAACGACCGATATGTAGTGTTTAATTACCAGCAAAACCTTTGGTATTACGGCACAATGGACCGCACTGTATGGCTAGATCGTGGTATAAACGCTGATCCGATTGCAGCGGCACCGGATCATTACCTGTATAACCATGAAATAGGGTTTGATGACGGCAGTACGGACCCTGTAACGGCTATTTCTGCGCGGATTGAAAGCAGTCAGATAGATATGGGTGACGGGGACCACTTTTTGTTTATGAGCAAGATGATACCTGATTTAACGTTTAGGGACTCAACGGCCTCTCTTCCATCAGCCACTATGACCTTACAGGCGCGTAATTATCCGGGCGGATTATACCTTCAAACGCAGGCAAAGGCGGTTACTCGGACGGCTACGGTGCCTTTGGAGCAGTGGACAAATCAGGTTAATTTACGCCTTCGTGGCAGGGCGTTTTCGTTAAAGTTGGAATCTACGGACACAGGAGTTGGATGGCGACTAGGAACGCCGCGGGTTGATATAAGACCAGACGGGAGAAGATAGTGTCTCGTAACTTAATCAAGCCGTTTTTTCCTAAAGCGCCGGACGAGTACGACCGAACGTATATGGAATCTGTAGTTCTGGCGTTTTCGGTGTATTTAGAACAGATGCAGAATCCGGGTCAGGGGAGACACACTGAGTTGGTTTTAACGAACTTACAGACGGACGATCAGGGTTTGGAGGTAGGTGCATTGTTTCAGTACAGGGACGCTGCGGGCGTTATGGGACAGATAAAGATAGTGGTTGCGGATCAGCCGAACTTACGCGGTAATACTGCTACGGGTTCTGTTGGTTCTGTTACTGTGACGACATAGGCATGGAAAAGTAAAACGACATCTGCTATTGTGGATTAAAGGGGCGATACGATGCAACAACAACTAATTCTTCCGGAAGGTGGTTTGGCGTCCTTTTTGACATCAAACCTAGATGAGATTGATGACAGTCGGCTCCTGTTTGGAAAGCAGTCGGGCATTAATTCGCACCGCGGAATTGCGGAAAAAATGGCGGGGTTTGGTCGCAACGGCGATACTGAGATGATCCACGCTGAGAAGGGTGAGATTGTAATTCACCCTAAGTTGTTGGAAGAGAACCCACGTTTAGCTCAAGAGATGATGGACGCGTTTTCCAGTTCTGGGGTTAATTTAGACCGTTACACGGTTGGCGGAGAGGCAAACAGCATTAACCCGCGAACCGGACAGGCGGAGTTTTTCTTTAAGAAGCTTGTTAAGGGCGTTAAGAAGATCGTTAAGGCGGTCGCTCCTATTGTTGTGCCGCTTGCTCTTAATATAATAGCTCCGGGTATGGGTGCTATTGCGGCGGGCGCATTGGGCGGCGGTATTACTACTTTAATTCAGGGCGGAAACTTTAAAGACGCTTTGAAAAGCGCAGCAATGGGCGGCGTAATGGGCGGCATTTCTTCGGGTATTAAAGGCGCTATGAACACCACTAAAACGGGTATTTCGGGACGTTTTGAAGGATTTAGGTCGGGAATACAAGAGTTTGGTATGCCTAGTGGCGGAAATATTTTTGAAGGAAAAAGTTTATTTTCTTCTCAAGACGCAAGTGGAGCTGGAGCGGGTGGAGCTGACGCTGGTGGAGCTGGAGCGGGTGGAGCTGACGCTGGTGGAGCCGGAGCGGGTGGAGCTGACGCTGGTGGAGCCGGAGCGGGTGGAGCTGGAGCGGGTGGAGCCGGAGCGGGTGGAGCCGGAGAACTAACCGGATACAAAAAATACTTACAACAAGCTAAAGACGTATTCTATACGCAGGGCACGGAAGGAAAGGCGGGTATGAACTTAGCAGACGCTGCCGAAGCAGTGTCTAAGCAATTTCCAACCTTAGACCCATCTGGCCCAGTGTACCAGAGCCACGTCGAAAGTTTACTTGGTCAAGGTGCTACTGAAGCGGTCAAAGGCGGCATTAAACTTGTACCAACAATCGGGGCGGGCCTCGCTTTAGCTGCACCAATGGGTTTGTATGATCCGATTCCTGAAGAAGAGTTAGAAGACCCCTACGACGGAACGTCTCCGTCAGAGGATCGGTTAGCTGAAAACCCCGAACGTTACCGCGTTGGCGTTCCAGACGTTCCGTACCTCCGTGCCACAATGGATGACGTTGTGGTGCCGTCACAAGAACAACTACTGTATGAACAATACCTAAACCAACCTCAATACGCCGCGGCTGGCGGAGAAATGCAGAATTTCCCTCGCCGCAATGGGTATATCGCGGGCCGCGGAACCGAGACTTCCGACAGCATTCCCGCCATGCTTTCCGACGGTGAGTTTGTAATGAACGCACGGGCCGTCCGCGGCGCGGGTAACGGAAGCCGAGAAAAAGGGGTTCGTAAGATGTACGACATAATGCGAGCGTTTGAAGGGGGTGCAGTAGCATGACCACACAAACGGTAATTAACCGCCAAGACCCCGCCATTGAGGCGTACCGACTAGGGCTGCTGGCGGACACGCAAGAGTTTATTAAAAAGCAGATTGAAACGGGTGATTTACCGCCGGACTATCAGATTGCTGGTTTAAGCCCCGCGGAGCAAGCTGCGTCAGCCGCGGCCCAACGGGGCGTTGGAGCCTTTCAGCCCTACCTAAATCAAGGTGCTGCCTCATTGCAGGGCGCAGCGGGCATGATGAGTCAGGGTCAAGGCTACATGGGCGCGGGAGCCGCGTCTCTTGCGGGCACGGGCGCACAGTACGATCCAAACAGGGCTAAAGGCATAGCTTCTACGGGAATGCAGCAACTTGCGAGAACGGGCGGACAGTACAACGCCGCTCCTACGATGGCTAATACTTACGGCGCAATGCAGGACATGTCCCAAACTACGGGCTCTTATGATCCCCGCAGTGCCCGCGGTTATATGAATGAATACGAAGACCAAGCGGTTCAACAGGCTTTACAAGATGTTGCTCGTGCAGGTCAAATGCAACAATCACAGTTGGGCGCAAATGCCGTTGCTTCTGGAGCGTTTGGCGGCGCACGGCAGGGCATTGCCGAAGCTGAATTAGGGCGAAACACCTTAGAACAACAAGCGCGGACCGCGGCCCAAATGCGTCAAGCGGGTTATGAAAGCGCGGCTCAAAGATCACAGGCAGCTTTTGAACAGGCTCAAGGTCGGGGTCAAACGGCGGCACAGCAACGTGCTGCGATGGGATTGGCGTCGGGTCAGTTTGGTCAGGGCGCGTATGAAAACGCGCTGAACCGCCAGCAAGCGGCGGCGCAACAGGCGGCTGCTCTGGGCATGTCAGCAGAACAGTTTGCAGCTTCCGGTATGGAAAGTGCCATGAACCGTCGTCAGGCGGCGGCAAGCGCGTATGGCAGCTTAGGTCAGGGGCTTGGTAGTCTTGGTCAAGGCTTGGGTCAGCTTGGAATACAGCAAGCGGGTCTGGGCGAAATGTACTCGGGCCTTAATACGCAGGACATTCAAAACCTAATGACCACGGGCGCTAATCAGCGCGGTGTGCAGCAAGCTGGTTTGGATGCGTTGCGCATGTCTAATTTACAGCGTTACACGCAGCCTTACCAACAGTACGGCTTCTTGTCGGACATATACTCTGGTACACCAACAGGGTCTTCAACACTAACAGCATCCTCTGCCCCACAAGTTTCTCCCTTCCAAACGGCATTGGGCTTAGGTATAGGTGCATTAGGCGCAGCGTCAGGCGCACAAAGAGCGGGGTTATTCTAAATGATGAATCGTGGTGTTATGCAGCGTCAGATGTTTCGCAACGGCGGCGAAGCAAGTTTTCCCGACCTAAGTGGCGACGGACGCATTAGTCAAAAAGACGTTTTGATGGGTCGCGGTGTTCAGGGCTTGGCAATGGGCGGTCCTCCGATGGACCCCAACATGATGCCACCTCCTCCTCCGATGGACCCCAACATGATGCCACCACCTCCGATGGCTCCTCCCCCCATGCCACCCGCGGGTGCTGAACAAGCTTTGATGGGCGCGGAAGCGCAGGGTCAACAGGCGGGCATGATGGCTATGGAAGGCATGATGCAAGACATAGACGGAGCCCAAGACTACGAAAGCCTGATTAACGGACTACGGGGCAACGATATGCCCCTAGATGCACGGTACGCGGAACTTGCTGGTTTAGTAGGTCCCGAGGATGCGCAGCAAACTCCTGAGTCGGTATTAACTCTAACCCAGCCCGCCATTATGATGACGGAAGAGGGCGCTTTAAACAGCGGCGTCGGGGAGTTAATGAGGGGCATAGCGGGCGACGTTGAGATGGAAGGCCCGATGTCCGAGGGCGTCGGTGGTTTAATGATGGCCCAAGCGTCGGAGCCCGCGATGAACGATCCAATGATGGAGGCGGGCAACACTCCCCCTGTAAATTTTAGGCAGGGTGGGCCCGTAGAGGTCCGAGGATACCAAGCCGGAGACGAAGCTAAAGTTGGCGGCGGTCAACCCCTGAACCCCGTTATAGCGCAGGCAAATCGTGATGCTTCAGCGTACCAAGATTACTTTGCGGGTGCTATGGACAGCGAAGCGCGGGCCGCGGACCTTGAAGAGCAACGCAAGATGTCTCAAGCGCAAATGCTGTTTGATATTGCTCAAACAGGATTGCAGTTTGCGGGTAATACGCAAGGCGGCTCTATCGCAGAGCGTCTAGCCAATGCGGCTGCGCAAACACAGCTTCCACAACGGATCGGGGAACGTGCTGCGGGTATGTTGTCCGCGAAACAAGCACAACGCGCCGAGGACCGTCAGATGCGTATGGCGGGTTTACAAGCCAGCCTTCAACAGTCGGTTGCCGACAAAACTGCGGCAGACGCGCTTGCTTTAGCTCAAACAAAAGTAAAGGAAGAATCTATAAAAGACATACCCATGTCTATTTGGAAAAATTTACCTAAAGAGACGCAAGACTCTATTTTGTTAGGCAAAGAATCTACTGTAAACGGCGTTCCCATGTCTATTTACAACAATCTTCCTGAAGACCAACAAAAAATAATATTAAAAGTAGAAACCATTGTAGAGGCACCTGTTAAAGGCATTCCGGCGGTAATATTTAACGCGCTTTCCGCGGACGTTAAAACGCGAGTTCTTGTTGGAGAGGCGAAAGGTGTTAACGGAGTTCCCAGAGATATATATGACGCGCTTCCATCAGAGGCCAAAGATTTAGTTGTCGGGGCAATAAAAGGCCCTGTTAAAGGCATTCCGTTTGCAATCTTTGATACATTTTCAGATGCGGTTAAAGAAGAAATTGTTCTGGGTCGTAAAGAAGGTGTTAACGGCATTCCAAGAGATATTTATGACGGACTTGATCCAGCTATACAAAAATTGGTTATCGGCGCGGTTGAGGGCGACGTTAAGGGCGTTCCAAGAACAGTGTTTGATACGCTTACGCAAAAACAACAAGAACGCTTGTTGTTGGGTGACCCGCAAGGTGTTAACGGCATTCCAATCGACATTTACAATACTCTATCTGAAAAAGAACAGAAAGTAGTGCTTAACGTAGCTGAGTCTATTAAAGGAATACCGAAAGTGGCGTTTGATACGCTTACGCAAGAAGAACAACGACGCGTAATGTTGGGTGATCCGCAAGGTGTTAACGGCATTCCAAGAGATATTTATGACGGATTGCCAGAAACCACTAAGAAAATCGTGTTGGGTGCCGCGGCGAAGCCTGCGTCAAGCGTCAAAGGTATTCCAGTAGAAGTGTTTAACGAACTTACAGACGAAGATAAACGAAAAGTTCTTCTAGGTGATCCACAAGGTGTTAACGGTATTCCGCGGGATATTTTTGATGATCTAGGCGTATCGGCTCAAGAAAAGGTTCTTGGAGTTGCGGACGGACCCGTCAAAGGTGTTCCAAGAGATGTTTATAACACATTAACTGACGACCAAAAAAGCCGTCTCATGCTGGGTGATCCGCAGGGTGTTAACGGTATTCCGAGAGATATATACGATGAGCTTCCTGAAGCCACTAAAGCACTTATCGTTGATCCGGGTGCCGCGGCAAAACTGGATCAAAAGTTAGCTTTGGAACGTATTAGCAAAGAAATAGAGGGTCGCGCAGACCTGCAAGGTAAGCGTTTAACGGCTCAAGAAAAACAAGCCACAACATTGGCTGCTTATAATAAGGAAAGAGACGAGGCTGACCGTAAAATTAGAGAGGCTACTGAAAACAGGTTGAAAGCGGCACAAACCTTTAATCAAACTATGGATCAAGCAAGGTTTGATAACGAAAAGGATGCCACGGAATACAGCAAACTTCGTGACAAGGTTTTGGACGACAACACCAAGATAGATCAGCTTCTCGCAGAAAGAGATATGGCGGTCAAAGAGGGTAACTTTGAATTGGCAAAAGAAAAAGCTGCCGACGCTAAAGCTGTCCAAACTTCTTTGGAAGCTGACCGCGATAGAATGTATGACTTGGCTGTTAACAAAGGCAACCTTGCCGTGGATCAACAGGCTGACTTGCAACAACACCGTACCGACTTACTCCTTCAGGACACCTTAAAATTATCTGCCAGCGTAGAACATAACAATAGAATGGCGCTTATTTCTGAAGCTAAACTCAAGCTCTTGCAGGACAAGCCCGACATTCGTGTTATGGGTGACACAGTTTACGACTTCTCCAGCGGCGAAGGTATAGAAGTAAAAGGTCCAGATGGCGAAAGTATAAATACGAGAAAAACCACCACAACAAACATCAACGGTACAATCATAGATACTACTGATCCTACTAACGCAAAGATTGTGTATCAGGACCCGCGCACCAAATATGAAATTGTTGAGGGTCAGTTTGTGGACATGTCCAGCGGAAAACCCGTACCCGTAATGACAATACCTAAACAGGGTGTGTTTAAAGAGTATGACAATAAGCTGTATGAACTTATACCGGGAAAAGAACCTAGAGAAATCTTAAAAACAGGTATTCCTGCGCCAGATTTCTATGACATTTTAATGCCCGATGGTTCCGTTGCTCCCGCGGACGCAAACACGGTTAACGGACGGGCCGTCGTAGACAAAGCCATTGCCGAAGGACGAAAAATAACACGCATTGGAACTACCAAAACTTACTCCGGTCAAGGGTTCTTATCTGATGTAGGCGTCATAACGTCTTATGATGGTCGTACATTCCTTGATCCTAAAACAGGCGATCAACGTTTGCTAACTGATGTTGGAGCGGTTCGCGTTTCGGATCAAATGATTGGACAGTATAAAAAGGTTCAAGGACGAAGCGAAAGCGCCTTGGCTAGTCTTGCCAAAATGGATCAAGTTCTTATCGACAATCTTTTGGTGGACGGTAGTAACGTCATTACGGACATGTCGCCGGAAGCCCGTGCAGAGTTTGTTAAGCTAAACGGGTTAGAGGGCCTTAATGACGCTCAAATAGCTTTAAAAATTAAAAACGGTGTTCGAGACGCTTACCAGCAGGCTCGAAAGGGTACGGGCTTTTGGTCGAATATTGCGGCGGGGCTTGATGCAATTTTAGGTGGCCCTCTTGGTTCCCCAGAACTCAGTGGCAGGTTGTTTGGCGACATTACTGACGCCCGTCAGTTTACCTCGTTAACCGAAATACTGGGTCGTTCCGCGTTGCGGTTGCAGGTAGCCCGACCCGCTTATGCCGAGACAAAAGAGTTGGGGACGTTGTTTCCTAATCCAACCAAACTTCTTTCCAGCCCTAAAACGGAAGCTAACAAGCTGGTATCTTTAGGACAACAACTTCGTTTAGAAAAACGGGCTTTGTTAGAAATTATTGCTAATCCGCAGGGCACTGAAAAAACCTTGATTACAAAATATCAAAACAAGGTAAATGAAATAGGACGCTTACAAGAAATGCTTGGGCCAGTAATTGGGTTTGGGGAAAATCCTACGCAAGGTAACAACGCGGCCCTCTCGCAAGAGGCGGTTGGTCCCGACGGACTAACAAACAAGCAGCGGATTCTTCAAAACGCAAAAGGGGGCTAAATAAATGGCTGAAGAACAGAATAAGTTTGCTTCTACTTCACCCGATTATCAGCCCTCTCCGGCGTACCTCGGGGGCACTATACAAGAAAATTTGACGGCAAGAGGTATGCCTGAACCGTTAACGTTTTCCAAGGAATCTTTGGGCCAGTTAACAAACATTTACCGAAACGACAACGTTGCCGACCCGACCGCGGCCCTCGCGCAAGACATTGCCACAACGATTAGCGGCGAATTTCCAGAGGACCCCAACTGGTTTTCTTACCCTAGTTTAACAACAGGGAAGGGTTTTGCTGGGGCGTTTAACGACGGTATTCCCATGACGCCGATGGACATAATTGAATTGTTCTCTGTGGACACCGAGGGTGAGCCGATTAGGATGCCCACTCTTTTTGGCAGTGAAAAACTGGGCACAATCGTTCAAGGTGTTAAAGAAGAAGTGGTTCCCGCGTTGGCGGAAGCAGGTAGTTTTGCTGTGGGTTTTAAACTTACGAATGACTATTTAAATAAAATAAAATACAAAGGCAGCGCCTTTGGTCCGTATTTAAGAGGCGTACAAAAAGGCGTCTCTCGTTTTGCACTGCCCACGGTTGCGGGCCTCTTTTCCGCAGCAACAGGGCGATTTGGCGGCGAAAAGATACAAGAACTTACCTTTGGACCCGACGTTCCACTTCTTCCTGAAGCCGAGGCACTTTATAAGATAGGGCAAGGCACCACCGAAGGTCTTGGTTACTCTGCAATTCCTTACGCTATGAGCAAAAATATAAGTCTTGGTTACGAGTTAATTAAAGACGACCTAACGCGTGGAATGTTAAAACAACCGGGACAACAAGCAAGCAAGTTGTTTAAGTACGCGCCAACGGTTACTGGAAAAGGCACCTTGGCTAGTGCGGAATCCATGCTACAGGGCATTGCGCAAACCTCCAAAGCAGCACCTTTTACATACGCGTTAGCGGAGGGCGCTTCTAATCTCGGAGCAGGTTTAGCTCAAGCACAAAATCAACTTGACCCCACGGTCCCTGTTATGGAATTTGCGCAGGAGTTTGGGTACAGCTTGTTGGGCGGTTATAGCGCCGACGTTCTAACTAAAAAGGTGCCTTACGTTGCTGGACAACTTAACAAGGGCCGAAAGGCCGTACAGGGGTTTGTGTTTGGCGGTAAGGAATTTAGAGACAAGGCTCAAGCGGCGCGTCAGGAAAAATTGCAGGGGGAGATAGCCGATTGGCTATTTAAGGCTTTGCAGGACGCTGGAGAGGACCCTAAAGAGGTTGCAAAATTGTTAAATTCGCGAGAGTTTAGTGACCTTTTGGATTCCGACGGAAGCCCCGTTAAGCCTACCGCGGGCACTAAATCTCTAAGTCCCACTCTTTTGGGATTAGAGGGAGCATTAAATTTTATTGGTAACGGCTTGCAGGGTCAACGAGCCACGGCTCAACAAGCCATAACGGACGGCATTCGTCAGAAGATACGTGGTTTGTACGCTACGGGGGACCGTGACGCGGTGCAAGAGGCCGCGGCAATGATGGAGGGTACCTTTGAAGCCTCTATTAACAAACGCGTTTATGAGGCACGTAAAAATCTAGACGACGCGTTTAAGCGCATTCAAAAAGACTCTAAGGGTGTGCCCGTCGCGGCGTCAAAAGACGAAGCGAAAAAGATGTTTGATTTGTTTGACGAACTTATTAAGGCGGACAGAGCCCGCGAACGCGCCCTATGGAAAAGAATACCTGAAAACGTAGAAATAAGCGAGTTTGTAGACGAAAAAGGTAAACCTATTTCGGTCCCTAATTTTATAAAATATTGGAACGAAAACGTTTCAAACTTAGTTGAAGAAGCTAAAATTCCGTTAGACAACGATTTAATAAAATCGTTAGGCGCTTTTGTCGCCCGTAAAACGGATGAGCTTAATTTAAGCGGCGAACAAGCTGTCGTCGCTGTAGACACGCGTTTACAAAAGGCGCGGGAAAAATTTCAAGACCTTTATGCGGGTGTTGCGGCTACCCCCGAAGCTCAAGCGGCGTTTCAAAGAGCCGTTAACGAGGTTTCTCAGCTACCACCTCAAGAACAAGCTGCGGCGTTCAAGGCAATATCCTCAGACAAACTGGGTAAATCAAGTACGCCCAGAAGTAGGGAAGTTGCAAAAGCATATGACGCTTATGCAAACTTGCTGGTTATTCAAAACAACTTAGACACCCCTCCCGTAGCCGAAGCCTCTCAAGTCGTAAGCGAAGCCGTACAGTCGGCCCAAGAAAGCTTTGCAAGGAATACGCAAAGATTTAACGCTTATTTAGACAACCCTAATTTCTCTATTCAAAGCGAGGCCCGTGATAACCTCAGAGCCGTGCAAGCCGTTGCTCGAAGAGTAGAAAACCTTGATAATCCAGACGAGATTCAACGCGTCGTTGACGATTGGGTAAACGCTAACGCTGAAAGTAGAACTCAACGCTATGTACAGAGCGACCCGCAAGGCAGAGGCGGTCAGTTTCTTCCAGACAGTACGTTTACCACTGATGCACGAGGGTTTCTAGACAGTGCCGCCGCGTTACGACGGGCGCAGCTTGAAAACCCCGCTGCGACCCCTGAAGCCGCTGCCGAAGTTGCAACGGCTACCGCGGACGTAGGAACTCTTTCTGGAAAAGAATTGTTTCAAATGCGCAGCACAGCTTTAGCCCTTGGGCGTAAACTAGATGCTGGTGGAGATGCCAACGGTGCGCGTTTAGCGCATGGTTTTGCCACGGCCCTATTAGATGACTTAAAGAGCTTTCCGCAAGGCGTAAATTTTGCATACGACACGGCCCGCGCTTATTCTGTTGCCTTTAACAACGCCTATACAAAAACTTTTGCGGGGGATTTGTCCGCAACAGATAAATCAGGTGCCCGTAAAATTGCACCGGAATTATTAAAACGAGAGTTACAGGGTGTTGACCTAGCTTACTTGCATGTAAAACAACTGGATCAAGTAGGTCAATTTCAACAACAACAGCTTTTAAGCACTTTAATTGATGGTAGTCAGTTGGATGCCGCGCTTCGCGGAAACTTGTTTGGGGCTCAAACTTCTGACCGACCAGATGTAGTTAAACTTCGGGAAGGTTTTGAAGGGGTAATAGACCCTGAGTCAGAAATGCTGGACCTACCAAAATATGAAAATTGGCTAAAAGCTAACAAGTCTCTGTTAGACGAAGTTGCGCCTGATTTATACGAAGAGTCTATAAAGGTTTTGGGTACTGCAAACACGGTTCGCGGAACTACAGAAAACGTTCTTAGAAATATTCGCGAAAACGCCATAGACGAAACTACGGGGAAGGTTACTCCAACCTCCTTGGCGAAGTGGATGCAGCAAGACAACAACGCTCTAATGTTGAAGGCGTTTCCTGCGTTAGAGGCTGACCTAAGTAATATGAGCAGGCTAAACGTACTTTTGGACAAAACGTCGGCTGAAGCTAAACAATCTATTAATGCGGTAAAAGCCCAGAGTAGTTTCTACCAGTTGATGAAGTCTAATGGCTTAGACGTAGGTGGAACGGAAAATCCAACAACCGCAATAAACAAGGCGCTGCGGCCTTCTAATGAGAAACCTATTGAATCTTTGAACAGATTGTTTCTGGCAATCGGTCAATTAGACGTTAAAAATAAGCCTCTCGGTAATCTCACAGTTGATCCTATGCGAACGGAGGGAGTTACAACGGACCTTCAACGCGGAGCCGCGGAAGATGTTTTAGGTTTCGACTCAGCCTTACAAGGGCCTACCTCGGTAGTTAAAATTTCCGAAGATTCCGCGGGTAAAAAAATTGTTGAGCCAACAGGAACCACCATAAACCGCGAAGAAGCTTTATTGGGTTTCAGGGTTTCTTTAATTGAGGAAGTGTTGTCCAAAGCAGGTATTAATGCAAACAATGGAGCTTTTAGCGCCACTGCGGCGTACAAGAATTTTTTTGAACCTCTGCCTAATTCTCAAAACAACGTGAGCGTGGCAGAGTGGGCGGAGAGCAAGGGCGTCATGGCGGCGGGTCAACTTGACAACATGAAAAAGTTGTTGGGCGAGATGGCTAAGTATGAACAAACCTTGATGAGCGGTGACGCACAAGACTTCGAAGACTTGGTTAAAAAGATGGGCCCCGGATTAGATATTGCCTTGTCTATACTGGGTTCTTCTGCGGGAACTCGCGCTAGAAACGTTTTAGTGGGGCCCGGAGGATCGGGAGATTTGATTGTTTCGGGACGTGCTGCGGAAGCCGCCAGAAACGCGGGCAGAACTCTTTTGGAAAAAGCCCCAGAAGTTGCTCGTATGACTATGCTTACTAAAATGTTTGAAGACCCAGAACTTTTAGGGGCTCTTTTGGCAAAGGCAAAAACTCCTGAGAAGAAAGCCTCGTTTGCGTTAAAAGCGTACAACATAATGTTAGACTTTTTAGAACCGTCCTCTTATGCTTACAGGTTGGTTCGTCCTGCACTTGTTCAAGATAAACCCGAGGAAGAAACAAGCGTCATAACAGAGAAGCCCGACTTTTTAATGGGCGACAGAAAGCGTTTTACGGTAACTCCTGAAAGACAACAACAGATGAAACAGGAGTTTTATGAGCGGTACGTTGCTCCGGAAGAAGCGGAAGAAAACGTAGACGAACTTTTACAAAAAGCGCGAGAATTTTTGGATACCCGAGAAGACGCCTCCCTACAGCCCCTGCCTAGAAGGGACCTCCCACCCTCTACGCAGACGGCTGCGCCCAGCGGGGTCCAGACGGCTTCTGTTGATCCCGCTGGTAGCGCGGCACAAAGACCGCAGTCTGGCGGCATAAGTAGCATTGACATTAACAAAGCGCGTCAGCTTTTCCCTAACGACATAACCTTCGCGGCCCGTGGCGGCGAGATGCGATCAGGCATAGGAGGACTATTCCGATGAACAGAATGGAACAGGGC